CATAAGTACCGTTAAAGTTAGGGTTGCATTAATGCAAGTTAAAAAAGAACTATTAGGGGGTAAATAATGAGCTTATTAGAAGACGCTAAAGCTTTAAAAGATCAAATAGGAGTAGTCGAAAGCTACATAGATAAAAATAATAAAATACTTTTAAAGTTAGCTAACGAAGTAGAAACTATGAAAATTACGTACGAGCAAATAAACGCTAGACGTTTAGACATAAAAGAAAATTATAAAAACCGTAACTAATACTCCCTAAGTAAAAGTTACGTACGTATAAAAGCCGGGTTTAACCGCCCGGCTTTTTCTTATGTCATACTACTTATAGATATAACTACCCGACTTAAAATTTAATTATTAAGTAAAGGAGTTAAATTGGCAAAGTTTGTATTAACAGACGCTAGCGTAACAATTAACAGCGTTGATCTAAGCGATCACGTTGCTAGTGTTACTTTAGATATTACCGCCGATGAAGTTGAGGAAACTGCGTTCGGCCAAACTTTTAAAAGTAGATTAGGGGGTCTTAAAGACGGTACCCTAAGTATTGATTTCCAACAGGACTTCGCAGCAAGCGAAGTAGACGCTACATTGTGGCCACTTTTAGGAACAGTAACTACTTTTGAAATTAAGGCTACTAGCGACGCTGTATCATCAACTAACCCTAAATATAGTGGATCCGTATTGGTTAACCAACACCAACCGGTCGCTAATGGGGTAGGCGAGTTAGCAAGTTTTTCTGTAAGTTTTCCAACTTCAGGAACAATAACAAGAGCAACTTCTTAGTATGGCTACTATACAGGGGTTACACCAACTCACGCTTGTATTAGATGACGGTACTAAGAAAGAAGTAACGTTAAGGCCTATAGATTTCGTTGCGTTAGAGCGTAAATTCGGACAACGACCGGCAAGCGAGTTAGAGAATTTAAGTTTTGAGGAGTTAATGTATTTATGTTGGAACGCTAGTAAGCGTACCGGCGTAACAGATGATTTTGATAAATGGCTCAATAGCGTAGCTACTATAGACGGACTAGGTGGCGAAAACCCGGAGTAAACGGCGGTTATTACTTAGAGCTAATAGCCGAAACAAGTTTAGCTGCCGGCCTTAACCCAATGGAAGTAGCCGAGTTACCGCTACCAATGTTTTTAGCGTTACAACAAGCTTTACAAAAACGCGCGGAAGAATATAAAAGAAATGGCTAAAGGAATAACTAAAACAACTAGCGGAAGTGGTATAGCCGTAGAGGGCTTAAACGAAACTATATTTGGTTTAAGAGAGTTAGATAAAGGCGGTGAAGTACGAAAAGCTTTAAGAGGATTACATAAAGAAATCTCTAAAGAAGTAGAAACCGTAACTAGAACAACCGCTTTACGCCAAAGTATTAATGGTAGGCCGGCGCCTAAAAGAACGCAGGGCGCTAAAGGTTACGTTGGCGGTGGTACCGACCGTAGCGCTTATTTAGATATTAGGCGTACTAATAAATTCGTACGTAACTTAGAATTCGGCCGAGATTATCAATTTTTAAATTTTTACAATAGATCACAAGCTAAAGGTAATAATACTAGCGCTAACGCTACCGGTATCTTTTTTCCTGCTGATCAACTTAAAAGACGCGTATACAAAAAATGGGTCGGTAATAAATGGCGTAGTACCGGTGTATTTCCGGAAGGTACGCGTATACACGGCTACGTTGCAGAGCCAACTATAGCTAAAGCGGTACCGGGTATTACAGAAGATTATTCGGATAAGATGTTTAAAACAGTTAAGCAAGCGGTAAAGGGTAAATAATGGCGGCAACAAGCACTAAGACTTTAAGGTTTGAATTTTTAGCTGATACTAAGAAGTTTTTAGGTAATGTAGGTAAAGTAGGTAAAAAGTTTAGTGATGTAGGCGCCCAAATGAAGTCAACGGGCGATACTATTAATAAAATTTTCGTAGGAATAGGAGCTGCTGCGGGAGTTGCCGCTACTAAATCATTAACCGCTTTTAGAGATTTCGAAACCGGTATGAACGAGGTATTTACTCTTTTACCGGGTACTAGCCAAGAAACTTTTGATCAGATTAATAAAGACGTTTTAAAGCTATCTAAAAGCATAGGTAAACTGCCGGAAGATGTTATCCCGGCTTTATATGACTCATTATCAGCCGGCGTACCACCGGATAACGTTTTTGCTTTTTTAGAAGTAGCTAATAAATTAGCCGTAGGTGGAGCTACCGATTTAGGAGTAGCGGTAGACGGTTTAACTACCGTAGTAAACGCTTTTGGTAGTGATGTAATTAGCGTAGGCCAAGCGTCCGATATTATCTTTACGGCAGTTAAAGGTGGTAAAACTACCGTAGAAGAATTATCTAATGCTATGTTTAATGTTGCCCCTATAGCTGCGTCTATGGGTGTTGCTTTTGGCGATGTTACTGCTGCAGTAGCTACCTTAACCGCGTCCGGTACTCCTACAAGCGTATCTATGACTATGATTAGACAAGCATTAAGCGAATTAGCTAAACCAACTTCTAAATTATCACAACTTTTTATGGAAATGACCGGTAAGTCTTTTGAAGAATTTATTAAGAGTGGCGGAAATATGAAAGAGGGCTTTGATATTATTAAAAAAGGAGCTGAGCAAAATGGTAAACCTTTAGCCGAGTACGTAGGGTCGGTCGAGGCTCTCGGTGCTATTCAAACTTTAACCGGTAAAGGTAGTGAAAAATTCGCTAGTGAAATAGAAAACGCTGCAAACGCCGTAGGTGCAACCGACGCTGCTTTTGAGCAAGGCTCACAGGGTATAGGTTTAGTTTTAGAAAAATTACAAGCTGCGTTTAAAGTATTACAAATAGAAATAGGACAAAAATTAGCGCCGATACTTATTGACGCTATTGAAAATATACAAGCTAAATTTAAAGAGATACAACCCGGCTTACAAGCTTTCGTAGATAATGTAAAAAGTTTTTTCGCTAGCGATCAAGTAGTAAATACCGTTAATAAATTAAAAGACTCTTTTAACACTTTACAAAAAAACTTAGCGCCGGTTATAGATAAGATACAAGCATTTTTTAGAGCTAACCCTAAAGTATTATTTACCGGTTTAGCGGTCGTTATAGGCGGTATATTATTAGCTAGCGTAGTTTCCTTAGCTAGCGCTTTCGCTGCTCTATTTAGCCCCTTTACTATCGTTATAGGCCTAATTGCTGCTATTGCCGGTGGTTTTAGATACGCATACGATAACTTCGAAAGCTTTAGAAACTTTATAGATAATGGTATGGACTTTTTACGAAATCTATTTAGAGGTTTTATAGGATTTTTTCAAAGCGACGGTTTTGTAGGCGCTATGACTACAGGGCTAAATTTTGTAAAAGAACAATTTAATAATTTAAAAGATGTATTTAGCGGGGTAGTTAATTTTATAAAAGCTTTATTTAGCGGGGACGTTAAAGGGGCAGTAGATAGCTTAAAAGATATATTTAAAGGTTTACTAAGTTTCTTTAAAAATAATTGGGATTTATTAGGTACTTTAAAAGATGTATTTTTAAACGCACTTACTAAAGCTAAAGATTTTATTTGGCCTAGATTAAAAGAGTTTGGCGAGGGCTTTATACAAACTATAACTACCGTATTAAAAACTAGCGCGGGCGTAGTACTAGAGGGCGTAAAGTTTGTATTTAATAAAGTTATAGACAAGATAAACGGCTTTATAAATGATTTAAATAGCGGTTTATCATTTTCATTTTTTGGTATAGATATAGACCCGCCGGATATACCTAATATACCTAGATTAGCTAAAGGTGGTATTGTAACGGAACCTACTACGGCAATAATTGGCGAAGAAGGTCCCGAAGCAGTAATCCCCTTACCGTCGGGAGTTGGCGACGGTAAAGGTTTAGGAAATAATATAAATATTACCGTTAACGCGGGTATAGGTACCGACGGCGCTGATGTAGGCCGTTTAATCGTAGAACAGATAGAAAAATATAATAGACGTAATTTAAGGATAGTCTAATGGCGCAACCAACTATACGGGTACGTTTAGGCTTTACCCCTAATACCTTTACTTTAGACGATCTAGTTAGGGGTGTATTAGATACCGGGCAACTGGGTGGCGTGATAGAGTTAACAGATGTTACTAGCGATGTACAAAATGTAGCTATTAGTCGCGGTAGATCAAAAGATTTAGATAGTTTTTTTACGGGTAGTTGCGCTATAAAGCTTTTAAATAATAGTCGTAAATATGAAAATACCAATACTAGTAGCCCTTACTATCCCGGTATAGAGCCGTTTATTAAAATGCACGTAGACGCTACTACCGACGGCGGTAGTACATACGAAGACTTATTCGTAGGGTTTGTAGCCGATATTAGTTTAACTTACCCGGATAGTAATAACTCATTTGCTACGTTTACCGGTTTTGACGCGTTTATGAAAATAAATAATACAGAATTAGTTAATCAATCTTTTACTAGTACAGATAGCGGTACGTTAATAAATAATATTTTAGATAATGATAGCGTTAAATTTAGTACGGGTAATAGGGATATAGAAACCGGTATTAGTACTATGCAGGCTTTAAGCGGTATAGATAGTAATACATTAAGTTTATTACAAACTATAGAGCGTTCCGAAAACGGTTTATTATTTATGTCTAAAAGCGGTAAGTTAACGTTTAAAAACCGACATACTACTTTTCCAAGTACGGCTAGTATAACCTTTAGCGATGACGGTAGCGATGTACCATATACTAGCGTAGATTATATAAACGACGATAATGAGATTTATAATATAGTAAACCTTACCCGTACAGGCGGTACTACGCAAACACAAGAGGACGTCGGTAGCCAACTTAAATACTTAATACGTACTTTAACGCGTACCGGGTTATTAAATGATAATGATACGGAAGTAAACGACGCTGCTTTATTTTTATTAGGTAAGTTTAAAGACGCTTTACTTAGGTTTGATAATCTTACAGTTAATTTAGTTGATCTAAATACAACTAATCAAAATTTAATTTTATCAAGTGAAGTAGGCGATATAGTAAACGTAGAATTAACGCCACCGGGTACAGGTAGCCCTAGCCAAATAACTAGTTTAGAAGTATTAGATAGTATTACCTATAACGTTACACCCGATACTTTTAAAGTAGCTTATAAATTAAGTAGCGCTAACCAACAAGCTTTTTTACGTTTAGATAACACACTTTTTGGTGTTTTAGATACGGATAAATTAGGTTATTAATGTCATATAACCTAGATCACTATAGAAAGGAAATAAAATAAAAATATGCCTAGTGGATTTAAAACTTTCGCAACCGGTGAAGTATTAACGGCGAGCGATGTAAATAATTATTTAATGGAACAAAGTATCTGCGTATTTGCCGACGCTACGGCTCGCGACGCAGGAATTACTACACCGGAAGACGGTCAGTTTGTATTTTTAACAGGATCAAGTACTTTACAATTTTACGGATCTAGCGCTTGGAATAATTTTATTGGCGAGGGCGATATTACGGGCGTAACTGCCGGTGCCGGTTTATCCGGTGGTGGTACAAGCGGTGCAGTTTCTTTAGCCGTAGATATTAACGGCCAAAGTAGTGCAACAGTTGCAAGTACAGATGAAGTACTTATAGGCGACGTAGATGATAGTAATAATATAAAAAAGACAACAGCGCAAGATATTGCAAACCTAGCACCCGCAGGCGCTACGGTAGGTTTAATTTTAGCGTTAGGATAGAAAGGATATACATTGGCGGAAAGTTATAAAAATGCGTATTTAGATATTACTTCTAGCGCGCAAACACTTTATACTAATTCAAGCGGTGGATCCGGGATTATAGTTACTTTACGTATAACTAACGTAGACGGTGCTACCGACGATACAATAACCGCAGATATTATTGACGCTACTAGTGGTAATAGTCGTATAGCTTATACTATAAGCGTCCCGGCAGATAGCACTATAGAGCTAGCGGGTACTTCTAAATTATTTTTAGAAAATGGCGATAGTATACAATTACAAGGCGGTAACGCGTCCGGTGATCTAGAGGCTTTTGCAAGTATTTTAGAAATAACCTAAAGGAGTAATTATGCCTTATGGTTATCTAGGACAAAATCAACCTAATCAAACTGTATCTAATAGTGGTGTCTTTTCTATTACTGATGTAGCTGAACTTCAATCACAGGGAAAACTTGGTGGTAGCTTAGAACTTATTGAGGAACAAACTTATTCATCTGATGTTAATTATGTAGATTTCACAAATTTATATACAAGCAAATATGATGTCCATATTTTATATTTTGAAAAATGCTATGCATATTCACTTTCAAATATAAGACTTAGGTTTTTTGAAAGTGGTGTAGTTCAAACTGGAAGTGTTTATAGATATGCTTTGTGGGCAACTAATTATATTGGTGGAAATGGTGAGTTAAAAAGTAATGGTACTACTGAATTGTTTATTGCAAATTATGCAAACAATCAAGGTAGAGATGGTAATGGATATATTATTTTTTATGGTCTTGGGGATAGTACAAAATATTCATCTTTTAACTCATTTTCAACTGGTGGTCATTTAGAAGATTATGTATTTACAGGTGGTGGAACTATGTTATCTGCTAGTGATGTTGATGGCATAAGAGTACTAAATGGCACAGGTACTTCTGCATTTCAAAGCTACAAGATGAAATTATTTGGGGTTAAAAAATTATGAGTGCTTTGAGATTAGTGAATGAAACACAAATAACTTCTAGTGTTTTAACAGTAAATATAGAAAATGTCTTTTCAAATGATTTTAAAGTGTATCAAATTATTTCTAATGGAATAAACAAAGCTACTACTGGTAATGTAAATATTAACCTAAGATTAATTAATTCATCAAGCACAGTAGTAACTTCTAATTATCAATGGGGCAACATAAATTTAAAAGCTAATACTACTTATTCAAATAACTACACAACTAATGATACAGAAGTTGATTATTTTTTTGGTAGAGCTGGGGATAATGAGGGAACTGGAACTGTTGCTTGGATATTCAATCCATATTCATCATCAGATAACACTTATTGTATTTTTCAAAACCAATATGACAATAACAATATTGCACCAGAAGGAACTATGGGGCTTTTTTCAATTATGAGTACAACTTCTTTTACAGGATTTCAAGTTTATTCAACTTCTAATATTGATGAGGGTTTTATAAGAGTGTATGGGTTAAGTGAGTAAATATGTCAGTTGGTAAATTAGTAAAAGTAAATCAAACTATTGGAGATAGCACTTCTACCACAATTTCAGTAACAGGGATTGATAGTGATAATGATTATATTGTTGTAGCTAGAAATTTAGTTACAACTTATTCAACTTCATCTTGTTATGCAAGAGTTACAAAAAGTGGAAGTCAAGATAGTACAACAAACTATACTTATACAAGCACTCTAATAAATACAAATGGTGCTAAAGCACAAGTTTATAGTTCATCAGCTTCTTTGTTAGAAGTTTTTTCTAGTCAAAATACTGGAACTGGAATATCTGATTGTGGTGTCTTTTGGTTAAAGAAATTCAATTCATCAAGTGATTATTCATATATTTTATGGCAAACAATTAGAGGTTTTGTACCACAAACTTGGTATGGAACTGGTGTTCATAAAGTAACTAGTTCAAGTGATGGATTTGGACTTCTTTTAAATGCTGGAAATTTTGCTACTGGAAGTCAATTAACTTTATATAAGGTGGTATAACAATGGCAGATGATTTGAAATATGGATATAAAGGTGCAGAGCCAACACAAAGTTTTGGTAATAATACAGGTGTGTTTGACCCTAATGATATTAACAACCTTATAGCAGATAATAAATGGACTACTTTTGGACAATTAGAATTAATTGAAACTCAAACATACAGTTCAGGTGTTGCAAATATTGATTTTACTTCTATTGATGAAAGTATATACAATGTTCATTTTATGACTATTAGTAATTTAAAATGTACTGCTGCTAGTCAAAGTGTAGGTATTCAATTATATGAAAGTGGTACTTTAGAAACTGGAAGTGTATATGAATATGCAAATGAATATATAAATTTAGGTGGTGGTGGCTCTGAAGTAAAAAGTACAGGATATACACAAATAAGATTATTTTCTACAAGTTCACAAGCAATAAATGGAATAAATGCTTATCTTTATTTTTACAATTTAGGGGATAGTGCAAAATACAGTTTTACATCAATGCAACATTTTATGGAGGCAGCTACAGGAACTATGTATGCTTATTTTGGTAATGGGGTTTTACCTCAAGCAAGTGTAGTTGACGGAATTAGAATTGTAAATCACGCATCAAATAATTTTACTGATTTTGATATATCCCTATACGGCATAAAGGAATATTCATAATGGCTACTAATTTAGAATTTATAAAATCTGCTAGTGGAACTTCTGTTAGTTCATTAGATGTAACAGATTGTTTTAGTGCTGATTATGATGTGTATAAAGTTGTTATACCTAATTTTGAAATATCATCAGGCTCAACAATATATCTACAAATGAGATTATTAGATAGTAGTGGAACTGTTATAAGTGCAAGTGAATATGATAATGCTACTTTCATTTTAAGAAGTAATTCTGCATATAGTAATGGTAGTTACAGTGCTAATTTAAATTATTTTAGATATCTTGCACAAGTTAATTCAAGTGCCGATGTAGGTATAGGAACAATTTTATATATTTATAATCCTTATAACACTAAATATACATATATACAATATCAAAGCAGTAGTTGGATAGGCTCAGCACTATATGGCTGGAAAGGTATAGGGGTTCATAAAGTAGAAGAACAAATTTCAGGTTTAAATTTTTTTCCAACTTCTGGAAATATGGATTTTGATGTATCAGTATATGGAGTTAAAAGCTAATGGCAGGTTCACTTATAAAAATAAATGAAGTAAATGTAACAAGTGGTGCAACTATGAACATAACAGGAATAGATAGTACTTATGATGTATATGTTTTACAGTTCAATGATGTTGTGGCAGATACAGATGACAAAGAATTATATGTTAGATTTACTGCTAGTGGAACTGCTGATAGTACTGCTAATTATGATTATGCAGTAAAAGAGCTAAGAAATGATTTTGATTTTCAAAGAAGAGGTAATAGTAATAAAACATTTTTACCAGTAAATATATCAGGAAATGGTACAGGAACAGGTGAGGCTTGTAATGGAACAATATATGCTTTTAACTTTAATAATGCTAGTGAGTACAGTTTTTGCACTATGGAAATAACAAGGATGTCTGCAGATCCTATATTATTTGGTTGGCAAGGTGGTGGAGTATTAACAGTTGCACAAGCTACAGATGGATTTGAATTTTTTTGGGAAAGTTCTGTTGATTTTGCAAGTGGTCAGTTTGTTCTGTATGGCTTGAAAAAATAGAATATGGTTTAAAGAAGTAAGTATAAGAAATATATGTCATATTACGTTTAATTTAGATCTACTTACTTAAACTTTATTTTATGACAGAAGAACAAGCTTTAGCGCAAGCTACACAAGAAATAGAAGACGCTAAACCGTTATATAAGCAAGTAAATAAAGAACGTTTAGAGTTTAGCCAAGCAGATTATGACCAAGCTATTATAGATCGTAAAAATTCTATATTAGATGAATATAATAACGGCTACATAAGGGCTAGACAAGAACAATATTTAGCTATCCCGGAACAATTAGATTTAATTTATTGGGACGGAGTAAATGGTACTACTAATTGGGCAGATCATATAGCCGAAGTAAAGGCTAATAACCCTAAACCGTAATTGACCGAACTTCAAAAAATGCGCCTAATAGCGTTAGAGCGCGCCGGTAATAAATGCGAGTGGCCGGAGTGTATAAACTACGACCATAAATTAGAAATGGCGCATTTAAAAGATATAGGTATGGGCGGTAGCCCAAGCCGTAAATACGATATAAATAACGTTGCTATGTTATGTAAATTACACCACGATTTATATGACGGGCGCTCTATATCATTGGCTAAAAAAGAGTATCGCGTACTGTTAAAATCTTACTTAGATTATGAGCGACAACAATAACTATACGCAGAAAGAAATGACGGCAAAAATAATGCTAGATATTGAAAAGATTTTTAACAAACTTGATGAACTACAAAAAGATATAAATACTAGACCTACTAGAGCGGAAATATACGGTTGGATTATAGCCGGTATATCTATAGCTACTTTAGTTAACGTTTTAATGTAATGAAAGTTGATCTAAAAACTATAACTCCTATTTTAGTTACTACGCTTATAGGCGTTATAGGTTGGTTATTTAATACTATAGAGGAACTACAAATAGCTCACAGTTCAATGATGGAACAATTACGCATATTAGAAAAAGATTTAGATATGCAAGAAAGTTTATTTAGTGAACTATTATTTAAAATAAGCGGATAAAATAAAGTTATGGACGCTTTTATAGTTTTTAGTGCGATAATAGGAATTAATTACCTAGCGTGGTGGTTAATTAAACACGATAAAATTTAATTATGGACTATATAGTAGGTTTTTTATTAGGTTTTTTTTTAAAAGATATTGTTTCTTTTATTAAAAAAGTAAGTGATCAAGATTGGTCTAGCCGTAACTACTACGATAGAGCTTATAAGTGGCTAGATTTAGACGAAGAAGATTTACCTTAATTATTTATTTATAAGCTTTTAATGTCGTATAAAGCGAATATAATTACCCTAAGTTAAAAAAGGGGCTAAATATGACACAAATAGACTTTGATAGTTACGCTTTAGGTAAAATAAACTATAAAAGTAAAAATAAATTCGAAAATAAATACCCAAAAGAAACTGAAGTAATTATTAATTTATTAAAGCAAACTAAAATAAGAAAAAACGAAACTCAACTAAGCGTGTATAGTTATAAAACTATAGCGGAATATTGCATAGAAGTTTTAAATTATAAAATGGTACATAGTGAAAGTTTACGCAAAATAATAAGCCGTATAGCAAAAGAAAACGGGTGCGAGTTATGAATTTAGACGAATTTGTAGCTACCCGTAAAGATGTACCCGAAGTAAAAAATAAAACTATAAAACCTAGCGCCGATTGGGTACCGGGCGTAGAAATGAACGGCGGTAAAGGTAGTATTACTACTAAAGCTATACCTAAAGGCAACCCTAATTGGAACGATTGGATAGATTATTGGCTTGGCGACGGCGCTAGTAAAGACTTTTACGTAAGAGAGGACGAGCCGGTTAACTTTAGAACGTGGCAAGGTTGGGGCGAAAATGGTATACAAAACTTTTATTATTTTAAAGCTAACATATACGCGCGTAAAAATAATAAGTACCAAGATAAAGAATTAAAAACACTAATTAGTAACGCTAAACGTAAAAAGCCGGTAGATCAACCTAAAACTAAAAATAAAAAAGCTTTCGTAATATGTATGTCGGATTGGCAAGTCGGAAAAGAGGGTACGGAAGATATGTTAGATAGATATTATAAAGCTTTAGATAATATTGCTTTACAGATAAAACACTTAAAACGTAAATATAACGATTTAGATAAGTTAGTAATAGCGGGTTTAGGTGATCTAGTCGAATCGTGTAGTGGCCATTACCCTATGCAAACGTTTACAACCGTTTTAGATGAACGGCAGCAAAAAACGTTAGCTCGGCAAATGTTATTAGACGCCTTTAATAGATTTAGTAAAGATTTTAATGAGGTACTTGGGTTATGCGCCTTAGGAAATCACGGTGAAAAAAGAATTGGTACTAAAGCCTACACTACGTTTGGGGATAATAAGGACGGCGAATTATTTGACGAGGTAGCGCAGATATTAAAAGCTGATCCTAGTAAAAAGCACGTTAAATTTACAATACCGGATAATAGTTTAGCTTATAGTATTGAAGTTTTACCGGGTACCGTACTTACTTTAGCGCACGGCCACCAAGCTAAACGAGGAACGACACCGGCCTTGCGGGTAGAAAATTGGTTTAATAAAATGGCTAGTAAGCAAAGTAAAGGTGGTTTTTATGCTACTAATGTTTTATTAGTAGGACATTACCACCACCATTGGAGTAAAGAAAATGAAAGGCTTATGTTGGGTGCAACTACCATAGATAACGGTAGCCAATGGTTTGAAGAAGGGGGCGGGGATAAAAGTTTACCCGGAGTAACAACGCTAGTTTTACATAGCACTAAAGATTTAAGAAAATGGAGTGATATAGAGATATTATGAGTACAAGACGAGGAAGTAGTAATTGGTATTTAGAACATTGGGCAAATGCTTTAGGTAATACCGATGAATTAACAGTAATAAGATTTAACGGAAAAGGGCGGGCGCAAATTAATAAGGCCGTATTACCCGCTTTTACATTATTAAATATGTGTTTAACGGAAGATAATTATATTACGCACCGTAATACTACGGGCGGTTATAACTTTCGTAAAATAGCTAATAGTAATAGATATAGTTGCCACGCTTACGGTTTAGCCGTAGATATAAATTGGGACTTAAACCCGGTAACGCGCGACGGATCAACTAAAACTAATTTTAAAGATAGTACTATTGCTAAAATTTTAGAGATTAAAACGCAAGACGGTTTACCGGTATTTAGGTGGGGCGGTAACTATAAAAGTTACAAAGACCCTATGCACTTTGAAATATTTGTAACGCCGGAAGAATTAAATAAAGGTATAGTACGTAATAACTTTAACCAAACCGAATACGTTAAGTTAGGCCTAGCTAGTAAACCACTACGTAAAGGGGATAAAGGCGAGGGCGTTAAGTATATACAAAAATTACTTAATGAAGTTTTAGATCAACATTTAGTACCGGACGGCGACTTTGGTAGTTTAACGCAAGCCGCAGTTTTGGTTTTTCAAAAAAAAGCCGGGCTAATAGAGGACGGTATAGTAGGTTCTAATACCTACGCTAAATTAATGGAGTTTAGGTCTGCTAAAATAAAGGCGGAAAGGAATAGTTTAATTGGCAAATATCAAATCATCTAAAAATTGGAAAGCCTATTGGGGCTTTATGTTATCTAAAGCTTTTCGTACCGGTTTACAAAGCGCTATATCTTTGTACTTAGCTAATAGCACCGGAATAATTAGTGCGGATATGTTAGAACTTTTAGCAGTAGCTTTTCTATCTAGCTTTATTACAGTAATACAACACGCTTTAGAGCAATATAAACCTAAAGCGACTTGGGATAACTAATTTTATAAGTTAAAATAAATAGATCAAATTGTGTAATTACCCCCTAAGTAACTGCACAACCGAAAAAGCCGGGTAATATTTAAAAATAAATAAATATCTAAAAACCCGGCTTTTTTCTTTTACAAACATAGGCCAAATTTACGTTTTGCGCCGTTTGGAATATAGGCCAAGCAGTACTTAGCCTACCCGTTAAAAAATAAAAAAAATTACGTGTCGTACCGAATAAGCTAGCAATTTTATTTTAAGTAGTTATAATTATTGGTAATTACTTAGGAGGTAAATTGTTAAAATTATATAAACTAAACGACCCTAAAGATACGTTATTAATTAAAGATAATGTATATAGCGGGGTTTTAAATGATAACGGTAAGGTAACTCTAACCCACGTACTAGCTAGTTTCGGTTTAGTACAACTTTATAACGGGGCGGAAGTTGATCTAAACCAATTAGAGCTAGTAGATGATAAAACACCTAGCCTTAGTTTTAGAACGCAACCTACTAGCGAGCGAGGATCACGCGCCGCACACGACCCTTACTTAATTCGTAAAGACGTTTATAACGACGATTGCGTACATTGTAAAAAAATATTTGATTATTGCGGGAGGTTACACGATGTATAAAGTTGATTTAGAGCGTACGCCTACGGTTATTAATAGTTATAGAAAACTAACCGACGCGGGCGTAGTAGCTACGGTAGAAAATTCTATGTATGCTAATCAAATAACTTTAGATTATAAAAAAGAGTACGGGGATCTAAAATATACTGATTACTTTATTCATAGGCCTACTAATAACGCTATAGGTGTATTTACTAAAATGTATAACGCTAATTATGAGCCTTATTACTTTTTTAGCGGGCTTATTAAGGTAGGTATGCTAGCCGTATACGATATGTATAACTTTAAGTACTTAGGCGAAGTTAAAAGTATAGGCGATAAAACAGTTACTATTACCGCTTATAAAGGCCACGAATATAACGAAAAAAACCATAGGCTTAACTTTTATACGTTTGCTATGTATAACGGCCAATATAACGTTGATAAATGGATAAAAGAAAATAGAGAGGTAAGTTATACAATATGAAAGTAAAAGATTTAAAAAAACTAGTAAAAGCTTTTGATGATGTTAAAAATTTTGATCTAGTTAAAAATTGTTGGACTTATAACGAGTATTTATTTTGGGGCGGTACATTAACAGGAATAAATAAATTAAATGAGGTGAAAAATGGATCCATTAAGTAGTATGTCTATTTTAGCTAAGTGGGGTTTACTAATGATGTTGGGGGTAACTATAGCTTTAGTCGTTTTTACAGATGACGACGAAGAAGAAATGGACTTACCTGATTGGGTAAAAGATGAAAGCGACTTATTTAATGATTAAAAAAATAATTTTAGTAAGCGCTTATAATTTTTTATCTTATCTTAAAAGTATAATCAACAAACTTATGTATTACTTTTTAGTAAAGCTAAATAGTCATTATAAGAGGGTAGAAGTAAAAAGTATAAAATGGAAAAAAAGGAAGTAAAAATGGATAAAAAAGAGTTACTCATTTTAAAGCAAGTTAGCTTAAAGGCAGCAGCCAACTTAGGTGGTACTAAAGAGGAAGTTGTAGTTAATGCTAGCTTTTTTAATGATTGGTTATTAGAGGGGGTTGATCTAACCGTAACTAAAGTAGATACTACTAGTAGCAACGGTTTTGAGCCTAAATGCCCGGCTTGTGATAGTTTTGTTTGGGATAACCGCGAAACCGCAAGCGCTATACAACCTAAATGGCGTTGTAAGAACGAGGATTGTACCGGCGGTAGCTTTAGTAAAAAATATAATAAGCTAATGGCGTGGGCTAGTTGGGACGAGGACGAGTTCGCTAATGCAGAATTACAAAGAAACACCAACGGGGTAGATGACGCTAAAGTAGATAGCGTTGATAACGCCGGCCAAGTTAACGATGACGAGGATATAGCGCCGTTTTAATGAATAAACAGGAATTTTTATCTAACTTAAAGTGGGCTAGCATACGTTGGAGTAATGTAAGCTTAGATAAAGATACCGTAAGTAGTTTATACGACGACTATAAGGGCTTTAGTTATAACTCTTTAGCTAAAGCCCTACGGCTTTTATATGAAAACGGATCTACTTATTTAGAATTACCTAAACTTTATAAGATAACAAAAGATTTACATAACGACGAATTAATTACCCGGCCGCAATTAGATCAACCTAAAAATATAAACGGGTTAAAAGAGTATTTAAAAGAAAATAATTTTACTAGTATCAAAGACGCTATAAAACACAACAGGAGTAAAAAATGACCGATAATGTAGAAATAAAATATGATATACCGCCCTTTACCATAGTACCGCATTGGGTAGCAGAATTACTTAAACCTACCGAGTTAGCTACGTACGTAGTTTTAGGTAAATACGCAGATAATAAGACTAAAGAGTGTTGGCCTAGCTTAAATACTATAGCTAGAGATTTAGACAGATCTAAAACTGCTACTATAACCGCTATTAAGGGTTTAGAGGAAAAAGGCGTATTAAAAATAGAAAAACGTAAAAACGATAAAGGCGATTGGGATAGAAACCATTATACGCTTATAGTTAACGGGGGTAGTAAAGAAAACTTAACCACCCCTAGTAAAGAAAATAATACTACCCCTAGTAAAGAAAACTTAACTACGGGTAGTAAAGAAAACTTAACTCTAACTATACCCAATATAACTATACCCAATGAACTATATTTTGATACCTACGATAAAGCTAAACAAGATACTTATGTAGAAACTTTAAAAGCGTGTTTTAGTAAAGATAGACCTACTCGTACGGAATACGGCGCAATGGTTAATACGGCTAAAGAGTTATTTACGGCCGGTATAAAACACGATGAAATACCTACGTTAGTTAAAAATATGGTTATTACTTACGGCGAAAAATATACGACGGTAAGTAGTATAAAAAAACATACCGAATTATTAAACGGCGCTAAAACTAAAAATAATAAAGATGTTAAAAAACTAGTAGATCAAAACCAATTAGAAAGGTGGGCTAATGAATAGCGAAATAAATAAAGGGGCTATAGGGGTAACGGAGTTATTAGATAATGTACCCGGTATAGATAAACTAATTACCGAAAAAAAGACTATCCCGGAAAGTAAAGAGGGTTGGGGCGGTTTAGAGTTTAAGCTTAAAAGTAAAGGTACTATTTTTAAGCATAGTATATTTTTAAATTTTAATGATTTATACGATGTTACCGCTAACGGTAAAACTATTAAAAATATGTTTGTAGGCGAAGTACACCAATTATTAACTTGGGTAGTAGCTTTTGAAGATTATAAGGAGGAAGAATAATGAAAGACTATTTTTTTGAAGTAGCGGTATATAAAAGAGTAAAAGCTAAAGATTTAGATAGCGCTAAAAATATTATAGAAAATAAAACTAAACATTTTAACGAATGTTGTAAATTTACATTAATAAGCGTAGATAAATGAGCGAAATTAAAGACGCTAAAAAAAGTACGTATTTAACCGAACTTAATAAGCGTAAAAAAGATTATAAAGACCCGGAGTATAAAAAAGTAGTAGTTGCCGCCGAAGTAGTTATGTGGCTTGAAAGCAAAAAAGTAAATAAAGATTACGCTAAAGAGTGTGCGGAGTTTTTAATTGACGCGGGTAAAGTAAGGCGCGTAGATTTTACGCAAAGGGACGGGCGCGAAGTTTTAGATCACATTAAATACGGCGAAGTAAAAACTTATAAATATGATTAAAGCCTGCGTTTTACTATACGCTTTAATAATTAATAATTTTAGCGTAGGTATACCACCAACTATAGAACAACTAGATGATTTAAAAAAATGTTATGAAGATTTATCGGGTAATTGCTTAACCTATAGCCCGTTATTAGTAGAACATTTTTACGAGGATAATTTAGAAACCGCTTTTAAAATAATGTGGTGCGAAAGTAGGGGTTTACCTAACGCTTATAGGTGGCAAGACCAAGATAGCGGGCTTTATCAATTTATACCGCGTACTTACGGGTGGGTAGTAAAAAATAGTGATTTACCATATTGGGATTATCCTATTTACGATACGTACGCACAATTTATACCCGAAGTAAACATAAAAGCAGCAGCAATTTTGGTACAAGATTTACATAGTTATCAACCCTATTGGAAACCGTTTAGTAGTTCGGAAAATTGTTGGAAAGATACTAAAATTTTTTTAAATTTAGTAAAATTAGAAAAATGATAGATTTAAACGAGCCCCACGTTATAGATATACTAAATAAAATTAATTTTAGGGGCGGTAACTTTATAAAAAGTGTAGATCCCTACGAACATTACGACGCGGAAAACTTTAGTAACATTTTAGAGATTAAAGTACGTACGCAAGATTATGATAAGCATATTATAGAACGCTTTAAGTACGAGCGTAATATTGAACATAGTTTAACTAGTAAAAGAAACTTTTTTTACGTAGCGGTAGCTTACCCTTATTTATACGCGTGGGATATAAATTACTTAGATAGCATAGGCTACAACTATTTATGGAAAACTAAAAACTTACGTAAAACTACGCATTATGAAAATAATAATGAAATACCTAAAGTAGTAGGTTATTTAGAAAAGCCGTTTAGCCTATGTATAAATTTAGTAAATAGTAAGTTGATCTAAAAATAAATTTTTTTAAAAATACCCGACATTATTTTAAAAAGTATGCAATACTTGAGTATTACTTAGGGAGGTAATAAATGGAAATAAAAGAAAAATTACAAAACGACTTAAACGACGCTAAAAAAGAATTAGCTAGTTTCAAAGAAAATAAAACTTGTTCTTACGAGTTAGTAGAAAGCGAATACGATTATATCTGTACCGTATGCGACGAAACTATAAATGCAGGCGATAACGCTTACTGTATTGAATATATAGACGAAGTTTACGTATGCGAAAATAATATGGAATATTACTTAATTCAAAAAGTAGGAAATATCGCTTTACGTTTAGAAATGTTAAAAGATATTAATACCGAAGTATCAGATGAAACAAATAAAGAAGTAGAGGAATATTTTAAAAAATACGGTGGTAATTAATCTAAGTTGCGCATAATAGCCTTTTATTAATTCTAAATTACCCGGTACAAGCTACCGGGTTTTTTAGTGTATAATCTAAATATGAACGGTATAGGTTTTAATAAAATAAATAAACTAATAAAAGATATAGGCGGGCTAGACGCTTATATACAAGAACTTACGCCGGTAGAGAGCCTAAATACCCCTTACGGACATAAAGGCGGGGTAAACTTTAGCGTATTATTACCTAATGACGCTTTTACTAAGTTTGTAATAAGATATTTTAGCGATGACCAATATAGCGTAGAGGTAAGTAAGTTTAATAAATTTAACCTTAACTATGAAAGCGCTATAGTAGATAGCCAAAGTTTAATTATATTATTTAAAGCCGTTTACGAAGAAATAAGTTTATTAAATAACATACTATTAGACGATTTAGACTTTACATTAAGTAAAACCGGTAAAAAAGATTTAAACGCTTTAAAAGATTTAGATAATAACTTCTAATTACATAAATAACGACTAACCTTAGCTTATGGTATGGCTTAACAGGGCTAGTTGTAATAATGTAGATACTAATTTATTTATTAACCCTAGTAGGCGTAAATATAGTGATCTAAATATTTGGAACGCTAATAAGATGTGCCGGGAGTGTCCGGTTAATATAGATTGCCTTACCTATGCTTTAGATAACGACCTAGAATACGGCTTATTTAGTTTACCCGAACGGGTACGCCGCAGAATACGTAAAAAAGTTGATCTAAATAAATATATGGTAGATACGTTTAAAACTATGGACGTAATAGACCCTACCTTTAATAAAGACGGTAAGTTAGTTAAGAAACGTTGCTTACGGTGTAATAGATACGTTAAGGGCTATAGCAAAGATAATAGTAATTGGGGTGGTTATAACCATATTTGTATTAGTTGCTATATATCCATTAAAGATAAAAAGCGCGTAGATAAACTATTAGATAGAGATAAGGCAAGCCAATCTATGCCGATCTTTGATAGTTACGGTAGCTTAGAGAGTAAAAGATGTACTAAATGTTGGGTAAGGCAAGACGCTAATAGCTTTAGTAATAGGCCGGCGGGTATAGGCGGTAAAACTTCGTGGTGTAAAGGGTGTACTAGAGATAACTTAAAGAAGTGGCTAGATAAAAAGAAAATAGATAATGAATAAGCCTAGTAGGCCTTGCTTAAAATGTAGAGCTTTATTTATACCTAGTAAAGATAGCCCTAGTTATTGTACGTTACATAAACCTATTAAACGGCAGAATAGTAAACGTAAACCGCATTATAACGACCCGGAATATAGACGTAACCGTAAGTACTTAATAAAAGAATACGGGCGTTGCTTTAGATGTAATACGGGGGGTACCCCTAACAATAAATTAGAGATAGACCATATAGTACCGGTAAGCGAGGGCGGAAGTAATAGATTGTCAAACTTACGTATATTGTGCCAAAACTGTCATCGGTTAAGACATATAGTAGAAAAGTACCGTAAATAGCTATATCTAAATAAGCCTACAAATAGGGCGTTTTAAGGGGGACAGGGGGCGTTTTTTTCTATACGCCACAGGGCGAACACAGA